TCTGCCGTCCTTGGCGTAGGCTCGATACAGCACACGAGTCCCAAACATAGGGTTGACTTTGAACACTGCAACGATAGTGGCGTTGGTGGTCTTGAACAGATGGGCAGAGGCATCCTCAACCCTGTCCTCGGCAATGCTTGGTATCTTCTTGGATTCTTTGTAAGCGCCAATGAGCAGGTCTTGGTTTGTGTAAACAAAGTAGCCAGCGAAAGCAACTACGCCCATGACAAGGATGGCGGCAAGTTTAAATGGCGAATCTACATACCCCAGAACTTTGTCAAGGGTTGAATTGGCGTTTAAAGTTCCTTCGCTCACAGCTTACCTTTCATTGCAATTACACCCCAAGCCACCAAGAAAAATATGGCAGCGGCTACCAGTATGCAAAGCCCCATTGTGATGGCTTCGTCAATCTCTTGCTTGCGGTTTTTAGCCGCCCTAGCATCCAGTATCTCTTGCGTCCGCCTGCGCTGCACAATCGCGTTACGCTCAAGAAGAATCTGACTCCAAAGCTGGCTGTGGCCTTGATTGATAAAGTGCCACTTAAGTTCTTCCTCGGCTTTATTCAATTCATGCAACTGCATGACGGTACTCATTGCTTGGCTGGTGTCTGAACTGTATTTCTTCTTTGGGTCCTTTACAGCTTCCTTAGCTACCTTATCCTTAGCATCAAAAAACTTCATCACATCGCCAGTGATGGACTGCACATCCTTGCCCATTTGGATAGCGGCTTTGATTCCTTTTATAGCACCTTGTGCTACTGCGAAGGCTGTAAATGGGTCAATCATGGCGCTCTTTCTTAATCACCTCCAGTACCCAGCGACAGACTCTACCATCCTTGTCTAAAAATTCATTGGCTCCGTACTTCTCCTGCGGCAAGACGACACGGCACACCAACACGATTCTTGTCTCGGTGTTGGGCCATTGAGTTTGTGCTGAGGCAAGTGCATCGAGCATTACATTGAAGAAAAGCCAAAACCTGCCACAGACGTTACTTGCACAGACACACTACGCTTGACTTCCAGCGGCGCACCGCAGTCGGCGCATTGCTCCGCTTTTAGTTCTTCCGCGTTTAAGTCATAGCCGCAAGCCTTGCAAACTTGCACAACCGTATGGGCTGAGATTGTGGTGCCATCAGGCATTTGTTGGGCTTCAAAATTTTGTTCCATACAAACTCCTTAAAAGAATAAAAATCCACCGGAAGGCGGTGAGGCGGGGGCTGCGCCAAGCGTCCACCCAGTAGTTGTGCCGGTCAGTGTAGATGTGCCGGTAGCGAAGAACGTGCTTGCTGGCGATGCAGTAACATTATTTACAAACACATTAGCTATGCTTGCAGTGCCACCATTGGTTTTAACAAAGCCGCGAACCCCTCCGCCGCCGCTGATGTTCCAACCTAGATTGGTTCCGTTTGTAAGCGACTCTACATAAATATCCGCAGAGGCCAAACTTACAGTACAGAACAGAGACCCCACTGTATTTATCAGTGTCAGACTTTTTAAGGGGTTTGTACTTGTAGTCCCAGTAATAGTTGTATTCCCAAGATTATTTACAAGAAAGGGGTTACGGGTTAGGCTCAAAGAACCGTTTAACGCTGTTGTAGGTGCGGAATTTGTGTAACTTAGTGCACCAGTGAGATCAGTGGTGGCTTCTACGATGTAATTAGAAGACGGGAATACTACACCTACTTCAATTGTAAAAGTTTTGCCACTAAAAGTTACTGCTTGCGCGGTGTGTGACCCGCTATAAAAGTAAACAACAAAACTTGAACCGCCGAACATAGACCCGCTTAAATAATCATTAGTACCAGACATCGCATAAAGACTGCCTCCAAAAGTTCCCGACACGACTGCCGTAGTTGAGTTTCCTGCGTCAAGCACTAATTGAGGGAAAGAGCTACCCCCGCTCTGTGTAACGTACCTACTTGTTAAGGCACTTTGCGTTAACTGAAGGGTGCTAGTCCCAGAAATACCACTGGCTGTTCCAATTGCACTTCCGTAGCAATACGTTATTCCAGCAGTTCCAGTACTGCTACCAAGAAAATTTCCAACAACTGATTTGTCAAAACTTCCAATGTGTATTTGCCCTGAATAACCTACAAAATTATTGTTGGAACTTACACCATAAATAATTGTGTCTTGCGGAAGCGGGTAGTTGTCTGCTGACGTAGCCCCACCACTGGTTAACGCCCATATTGCTGTGTCAATATCTGCGGCTACCGCAGTTACAACAAATTTTTGTACGCCCGTTGCAGGTAAGAATCCATTGCTTAGGCCGTCAGTTCCCAGTCGGGTTCCAGTGTAGTTGGTAGCGCCTGCATTAATGGATGTTCCCAAAAACGTAACGTTGGTAAACGTAGGGGTGCTACCTGAAATTGTCAGAGTGTCATTAACTGTCTTTGTAGAACTTCTAGGCTGTCCATAAACTACTCGGCGCACATTGGTTCCAACAAACGACGTAGTTGGTGTTGTGATTGACGCCGTTGTCGCAGAGATGCAGGGGTATTCATAAGTCCCATATACAGTGTAATACAGGACTGTGGCCTGTCGAATGACACGTACTGGGATTGCACTGGCGTTAACCGTATAGCTGAAAGCTTTCCCGACACCGCCGTTGACGGTCAGTGAGGTAGTTGCATTTATGAACGTATTTGTAGCAGTAATTGCGTCCGCAGAAATTATGTTAGCCAGCAGATAACTAGAATTTGTTCCTGTAGGCGTTAACGTAACGCCGTTTGAAAACACAAACGTGCCAAGTGCCGTTGTTGTATTTGGTGTATCTGTTATAGGGGGGTTAATGCCCTTATCAGCAATTGTTACAGCCCCCGTAAATGTGGTAGAGGCAGAATTGCTTGTTGAATAAATTGATGCATTCCCCGTCAAAGTGGTAGTGCCACCAATTGACACGGCAAAGCTTGGGTTATTTAAAACACTCTCCGTGCTTAAAGTAAGTGCACCACTTGTAGTCAAAGCAGCGGCAAGTGTGATTGTGCTGCCTGTGCCGCCGCTGCTTGCAAGCGTTAGTGTGCTTGCACGGGCAAACCATGCATTACCAGAACATTTTGTAAATGTAACTGCCCCCATTGCCGTCGGCTGTGTGGCTGAATCCCGCCCAATTGACAGTATATTTCCTATTGGAAAGTCTATTCTAAAGTCCGTCATATTAACGGCAAGCGTAGAGATAGCCCACGTTGATGTAGTGCTACCACCTATAGTTAATATTTGTGATGTACTTCCCGTCATATTCAACGTCGTACCCGTCATAGTGACAGATGTAGCGCCACCACCAAATGTAAAAGATAATGGCGATAGCATAGTAAACTCGTTTGCTAACACTGCATTAGTGGAGATAAAAGTTCCGCCAACAGAAATATTTATTTGTGTAAATGTTGCCGTATTGGAATTGCAAAAGTTTAATGTTGTTGACGCACTGGATTGTGTGAATGTATAGGTGACAAGCCGAGTGTTAGTTCCGGGGCTGTTGAACGTGGTTGTGTATGTGCCCGCCACTGTTGGGGTATGGCTTATACTGAAAGTGCCAGTATATAAACATGCAGCATGGATGTTTATATCACCATTAAATACGGTGAAGGCAGGTGTCGCCTGAGGGTTAAATGTAAGCGTACCTACTGCGGGGGCGGTTGTTGTAATGCTTTTGCAAACAGCACCCGATTCGCAATCTACCACATAAGAAGCCCCTGAAGATGCAGAGTTAAAAATAACGTCATCTGCGCTTGTAGGAGCAGACGCTCCTCCAGCACCGCCAGAGGTAGCGGACCAATTTGTAGTGGTGACCCCGTTCCATCTATTAGTGAAAGCAGCAACAAAGTATCTTGTAGCCATGCGCTACTCCTTACGCAAAACCAAAGATTTTAGCGAGCAACTGCCATTTTGATGTGGCGGAGTTGTACACAAACCCAAGGTAGTTACCTGTACCCGCCGTCATCGAGCTTGGTAGCGCAAGGTCGGTAGACCCTTGATAGATTGCGTTGAACGCAAAGGTCTGGCTGTTTGTTGTGGTGATACGGAAAATAATCTTCTGCCCGTTCACAGGAGTTCCTGTTGGCGCATTAACTGTCAATGTACCTGCGGCGACGCTGTTGGCCTGAATCAGGATGTCAGTGGTATCTGCGTTAGGTGTGATTGATGAGGCACTTGATACAGATACAACCCGAGGATCAGCAAAACCTTTTGTCGTCCCTGTGCCGCCGTAACCAATAGCAAGAGGAGCTACAGGCGTTAAAGAACTTGAAGTAAACGGCCCAGCAATAGTCATAGCCCCGGTGTTGGGCACAAACGTCCACTTTGTAGTTGACCCTTTAAATGCTTGTTGCCCAGTCGCGGCAGCAGCAAACATGGGGTAGAAACTTGTGTTTGAAGTGGTATCGTCAGTAACTGTAAGCGTATCTGCAAACCCAGAACGGGCTACGTTCAAGTTGCTCACCCGAGTTGTAGACGTAATGTTCATTGGCGTACTGCCATCAGACACCGTGTTGGTGTAAATACTGCTTGAAGATAGCGTGGTAAAAAGACCAGTATTTGCAGTTGTTACCCCCACCGTGCCGTTAAACGAGCCCGATGTAGAAGACAATATCGTAAACGCACCTGTTGAAGGCACACCCGCGCCTATGGTTGTACCATTTATGGTACCCCCGTTGATTGTTATGGTTGCGTAAGTGCCCGAAGTAAATGACCCAGTAGCATTGGTCAACGACACACCATTGAGCGTACCGCCCGTGGTGATGTTCCAAGTTTGCGCAGAACCGTTTGTAAAAATACCAGACGACGGTGTTATTGCGCCAATCGTGGTGTTGTTAATTGAGCCGCCGGTGATTGCGGCGTTGACAATAGTCGGGAAATACGTGGATGTACTTACTACATTGGTACCGTCGGCATACACCAATGCTGTAGCGCCGTTCGGGATGGTTATACCTACGCTACCAACAGCAGTGGTAATAAAAGAAATTGACTGCGCACCTGTTGTGGCGTTCTCCACAATGTACAAATGTTTGTATGTGGGCGTCCTGACAGTGCGTGTAGCAGTCAAAGCCCCGGTCAATTTAATGTACAAACTACGTGCTGTGTCCCCTGTAGCGGAACCATTTACAGAAGTTAAATCTGTAGGGGTGCCTGAATCCAATACTGGCACCGCTGATTGAAACGTCAATGCTTGTTCAAGAAGCTGACCTAAATTTACGTTAGTGACATTGCCCCATTGACCGGTATTAAAACCAGTCTCCATGAGTTCTAGTCGTAAATTAGTTGAATACTGGGATGGCATGATTTGTCCTTAACAAACGACGGTGTCAACTTCGTTCCATGTTCGCAAGCACACATGGTCAATCGTACCTGTACCCCGCACACCGGTAACTGTAATCGTTGCACCTTGCCCAGCGCCCACAACTCCTATAACACCCGTGCCTCGCACACCGGTGACCGTTATAGCTTTACCTACAGTGGTTGTAACAGAGCCAATGGCACCAGTGGCAAAAATACCAGAAGTATTGGAATAGTAGGGAAATGCCGAAATCGGCAGCGATGAAATCGGAGCGAAGCCAAGCATTTCCCTACTCCTTTAGCTTTGGATTAGAACGAGGTTGAAGCAGCAGTTGCGGATTCAGTCCACTCAACGTTGATGGCAATAGTTATCACACCCGCTGCGCCAAGAGCCACAATGTTGTTGATAACCAAGCCTTCATTGCTTTGCAGAACTACAGGGGTGTCCCCTGTAAAGCACTCATACAAAGTAACTTGTTGCGGTACTTGTACGCCGGTAGTTTGCAAAGTTGTACCAGACCAAGAGTTAGCTACACCCAAAGCCTGTGAGTCCAACGTACGAGTACCAGCAGTCAGCGCCGCAGTGGACGAAATACGCATGTCGCCACTACTTGCAATTTGCGAAGTCTGATTGGATGTGCGAGCTTTTTGGTTGTTGCCGGACACAACAATTTGTGTACCGCCAGAATCCGAACCCGAGAAGCTACGAGCAACGTACGCACCAAAAGCAATTTGTTGGCCAGCGGTAAAGCCCGTGTTCAACACATAGTTAATAGTGACGCGCTGGATGAGTGCTATTTGTGCTTGTCCGGCTGAACCAGCTACAAAACGCATAGAGAAGATAGGCGTGTTAGCCCCAGCGCCTGTATACAAGCCTGTAAAGCCACCATAAAAATATGTGCCTAGTTGTTCAATGGGGCGCTGAGACGTACGCGCTGCCGCGAACGTTGGATCAACTGTCATGAGGGTGGAGCCAGAGACTCCAGATTGGATAATAGCCATTTTATGGACTCCTTAGAAAAGTTTAAGAGCGATTTGACGAGGCCCGACAACAGGACCACCATTAACTGTAGAAACGTACACGTTGACGTTAGGCGTGGAGCCAAGTGATGCGGACACCACTAAACCATCCATTTCTAACTCATCTCCAAGTGCGTTAATAGCAGCACCAGCGTTGCCGGGGAACACAATAGGTTGTGATGCACCGTACGCAGTTCCAGTCACCACAGACGCCGCACTCCACAGTGTTGACGAAATAGCTACCGAAAAGGATTGACTATACACAGGTACCCAGTCCCCTGTCTGGATAACTCCAACAACAGTTTGAACGCCCGTAGTCGCATTTGTAAAAGAAACAGACGTAGTTGTTGACGCCGTAACTGTGTAGGTACCGTTGTAACCTGTGGGGGTTACACCTGTAATGAGGACTTGCGAACCGATTGGCGGCGCATAAGCAAGTGCTGTAGCCCAACTAACTGTAGCTACGCTGCCAGTACCAGAAGTTGATCCAGTTGCAAGGGAAGTAGTAAAACTTTGCTCGCCAAGGTCCACCGTAACCACTTGCGCAGACAATGAACTACCTGCTGCCGCTGAAGGCGTGCCGCTTATAGTCCCAGAAAATACTGGGCTTTCAATAGAGCCGTCAGCAGCTTCCATAACAAGGCGGTCAGCAAGCGCATCAATGTAGACGTACTTCGTACCAGCGGCAAAATCAACTAAAGCACCAGCACTACTTGACGCATACACAGTTGTGCGAGCAAGTGAATTTGTTCCAGAGTTGTAAGTACCTAGCCCAACTTCCCATTGTGTAGCACCGATGATGGCGTAATACGTGGTGTCCGCATTTACCATTACAGCACTGAACGCAACGTAGTTAGAGGAAGCACCCCCCAACACCATTGAGATAGTCCCAACGGTAGTGGAAGATTCCTGTACCCTATCCTTAATAATGAGTGCCATTTAGCTCTCCTTATTCAACGCGCAAGATTGCAGTAGCTGCCGCCGCTGCTGGGAAGATGATGTTGAAATCACCGCCAGACACGATTTGATCCGTACCAAAGCTCAACACAGCCACAGCTTTATTACCCTGTGTTGAGTTGTAAATCAATGCGCCACGAGTCGTAAACGTCACACCTGACCAAGTTACGGGCGACGTAAACGAAATAAACGCTGTAGTGCCACCGGAAGTTGGTGTTGTTGAAATAGCCAGTGCTAGGCCACCAGCAACGTAGTTTGTGCTAACAACTTCGTTTGTAGCACTATAAACTGTGGTTGTTGCATCCAAAGTGGCAGAGTTGGTGTACAACGCTATTTTGAATGTGTTTGCTGATGTTGGGCCAAAGTTATGAACTGCTTGCAGAATCTCAACTTTAAAACTTGTGGGCATTGCTTGTGTAATAGCCATGAAAGTACTCCTTTAATTGGCGGACCTGATAAGGGCCGTAGTCGGTCCATTAACAGGCATCTGGATGGTGAAGGTATTGTTGCAGGTTTTGTTTGAACCAAAATCTAACACAGCAATTGACTTGTTGCCCTTACTTGCGTTGTAGATTAGTGCGCATCGCGTGGTGAAGGCGGCAGGGTTCCATAGCACATTGTCAAAATTAACATATGCCACAAATCCTGATTGCTGTACCGTCACGCCCGTGAGAACTTTACCGCCTTGCACATAGCCGCTTGCCGTTGGCAACTCGTTTGTATTTGCATACACGGTAGTGCTTTGATTTAAATCTGCAAAACTATCATACAAAGCAATCTTGAGGGTGTCCGTAAGCAAGTTATGGACGCCCTGATAAAGCTCCGCTTTGAAGCTGGTGGTTTGTGCTTGTAGGATGCTCATGCAACAGGTACTCTAGTTTGACCATCACGATAAGCATCGCCACGTTGTTTGCCATCACCCAAGTTCTTGAGCAGTGCAATAGCTTGCGTAAAACGCTGGGTATACAACGCGACCAAATCGGCTTCACCCTTCATGAATGTGATGGCTTCCATCAAGGTGCCGTTTAGCAAAGCTATGTCAAAGTGCTCACCAAGCCAAGTTGTGCCCGCTGTCACGATTGACTCAGGGTAGAAGTTGTAGTGCAGTTCAACGTCGTAGGCAACATCGGGGGTTGGGCCAACAATCAACGTCAAAGTGTCTGGAGTACCAGACTGGGCACCGAAGATTGCGTAATGTCTGGGCTTACCAACATCGCTTGGGTTTGGATACGCTTCACGAATGAAGTTCACATCTTTGTTTAACAAGTACACAAAGTCACCATCTGCACCGTAAATGGCAAAGCTGTACATGGAAAGGAAATCAGATGGAGGAGCGATGTACTTGTTGTTTATGATTAAGCTACTTTTAACATTTCTACGAAGGTTAGCAAGCTGCGCCGTACTATAGATGCGCTGCTCCGCCTGCCGAATGAACGTATTCATATCAGCAAGGTCGTAGGTGTTTTGCGTGTAGCTCTCTACCTCAGCAACAAGTTCATCGTACGTCATGATTAGGCCATTGGCCCTCTTGACATGACACCCTTAGTAGCACAGCCAGTGCCACGGATTTTGATGCCAGATGTTTTGACGGTGTTGTCGGGGCTATTGTTGTACGAACCAACGCTCATACGCATGGTGTTAGTGCTAGATACATCAGACGGTTTACCGGGATTGGTAGAAGCTCTTACAGCTTTACCCGTCATTGTGTGCGGCTCGGCATAGACGCTGGCGTCGCCAACTTCTTTACCGCCTTTTTTCATGCTGTATTTGGCCATGATTAACCCCCACGTTGGTTGTTTGCACGGGCCATATTACGGCCAACGGCACGCATTGCTTTGCCAGTCACACCGCCCTTTTTAAGCTTGGTTGGTGCCTTGCCGGGGTGCATGTTTTTCTCATGTTTACCCACAGCAGATTTAATCATTTTCTTGTCTTGGGCTTTGTCCATCTTGTCCATTTTGACTCCTTATGTCGTTACTACCGTAACTGTACCAACATATGCCGTTGCAGCCAAGTAGTTTGGCGTTAAAACGGCATCAAATTGACTGGCCCCGCCTACTGGGTTCCAGCCCCACTGAATGTCCCTCGATCCACCTGCTGGCGTTCCGTCAGCATTTAAACCGCTGGTTACATAGGTTGTGTCAGGTCTTGGCCCCCGAACCGCCTGTGGGTCTTCTACTGGATACATACCCAATTGAAGCTGCGGGTGGTCGGGGTCCCAGCACTCTGGGCACACCTTGATCTGAAACAGTTTTGTCTTGACGACTTCGGTCTTCAGGCGTTTGAGCTTGAACTGCTGCCCACAACGGTCGCAAGAAGCAATGCTGTATTTGCCAGAAGAAAACCGATTGGACATTAGGTAGTACCCCCACCAATGTACATTTGACGGGGCACCAACC